GGTGGTGGCGCTACAGATGGTGGTGATAATGCTGGTGCTTCTGGAGGGGGTTACACCTATGGGGGTGTAGACGGAACAGATGATGACATTATTGGCAGACAAATACATGAGGCCATTCGAAACGAAGAAGACCCAGATTTAAGGGATAAGCTAATAAGAGAGTGGGAAAAATACGTTGGCGCTGAATGGCTACCTGATTACATAAATCAAGACCCATTTGAGGGCTATGGCGATGGTTTACCTACAATAAAAGGCCATGTGTGGATAGAGCCATTTCTTGATGAGGACGGCGAAGAAATAGAAGGTGAGGGTGGTTTTTGGCAACCTGTATATAACATTGATGATATTGATGGCGGCGACATATTCGTAGAAGGCACTGTTGCGCCTGATTATGTCCCTGAATCCGGAACAGGGGGAAATGTAACAGAGCTTACGACATCCACAACAAAAGATGGAGAAGTTGTAACGGATACAACAAAAGATACCGTTACTCCAGATATTGTCATTCCTGTTATCAGCGATGCGGCAGAAAGAGAAAAAGATTACAACGCGGCTGTAGCCGCTGAAAGGCAGGAAAAAGAAACTACTACGGTAGATCCAGTAGTTCCGGCAGATCCTACGGAAAGAAAGGCAGGCGATCCAGTAGTAACTGAGCCGCCTAAAAAAGACCCAACTGAAATGAAGCCTCCTGCAGAAAACAAGCCGCCCGCGGAAAACAAACCCCCTGCAGAAAAGAAACCGCCAACTGAAATGAAGCCACCTGCGGAAAATAAACCCCCCGCAGAGAACAAGCCACCTGCGGAAAATAAACCTCCGTCTGAAAACAAACCACCAGCTGAGAATAAGCCGCCTGCAGAGAACAAACCTCCGGCGGAGAACAAGCCTCCAGCGGAAACAAAAGCGCCGCCAGAAAATAAACCTCCAGCAGAGAATAAACCCCCCTCGGAGAATAAACCCCCTGCTGAGCTGAAAGAGCCGGGGAATGGAACTGGCAATGGTAATGGCGGTGGCGACGGAACTGGCGGTGGCGACGGAACTGGCGGTGGCGACGGAACTGGCGGTGGTACTGGTGACGGTACTGGTGATGGTGACGGGTCAGGTGACGGTACTGGCGATGGCACTGGCGATGGGTCAGGGGACGGGGACGGGTCAGGAGATGGTGACGGTGATGGTGATGGTGATGGGCTTGGCGACGGCTTTATGCTTACAGGCATGTTTGGCGGAGGGGCGGCGTCATCCCCTTCGTTTAGGCCGTTTATGGCTGGAATCGATTACCAAGCGCCGCAATTGCAACAAATTCAGCGACAGCAAAAAGATTACGACCTAGAGCTAAATCAAATGATAGAGCGGCTTCAAAGGAATAGAGGCATGTTGGTATGACATATTTAAACTTAGTAAATAATGTATTACGCCGCTTGCGTGAGGATGTTGTTACAACTGTTGGCAACAATACCTACAGTACGATGGTTGGTGACTTTGTTAATGACGCAAAGGAGTTGGTTGAAACTGCTTGGGATTGGTCGGCGCTACGGTCAACATTAACGATTACAACAGCGGCAGATGACTACACCTATTCACTAACAGGCAGTGGTGACAAAGGCAAAGTCTTTAGGATTATCAACGATACTTCTAACTGCGAGCTTCAGTATCAAACCCAAGCATGGTTTGACAATGAATTCTTTGTAAACAACCCAACGTCAGGTTCTCCAAAGTACTTTACCTACAACGGTGTGGATACAAACGGCGATACACAGATTGATGTATACCCCAAGCCTGATGCTGTTTATTCACTAAAAGCCAAACTAGTAAACAGAAACACAGCACTAAGCAGTGATTCAGATACCTTGGCAATACCTAGCCAACCTGTCATACACATGGCAGTAGCCTTATTAGCCCGTGAGCGGGGTGAGACGGGCGGTACATCTACGCCTGAATACTTCGCTATTGCTGACAAGTACTTGTCTGACGCAATTGCTTTGGATGCACAAAAGCATCCTGAAGAAACTATCTTTTATACACCGTAGGAATCGTTATGGCACAGCCCCTACAGAGTATTAACTTGGTTGCCCCCGGTTTTAAGGGGGTCAACACAGAAGACTCGCCAATAGCGCAAGACCCATCTTTTGCAGATGTGGCTGACAACGCTGTTATTGACAAGCGGGGTCGTATTGCCGCTCGTAAGGGTATTAGCGTTATTACGACTAATAAGACTGTTTTGGGCAGTGACTACCTTCATAGAATCCATCAATTTTATGATGATGCTGGCAATGAAGACATACTAAGCACCGGCAACAACAAGATAATGAAGGGTACGACTACGCTGACGGACATTACGCCCGGATCGTATTCTATCAATGCAAATAACTGGAAGATCGTTAACTTCAACGACAAGGCGTATTTTTTCCAGCGTGGCTTTGATCCCTTGGTCTACGATAATTCCAATGGACTAAGAACATTTACGGTGGTCAATGGTGGTGCAACCAATGCCACTTTTAAGTGCAATGAAGTTTTAGCGGCCTTTGGCCGGCTGTTTATTGTTGACAACGCAACAGATTCACAAACTATTTACTGGTCTGATCTGCTGGTTGGTAACGACTTTTCTGGGGGAAGTAGCGGTAACATTGACGTAACCAAAGTATGGCCTGACGGCTATGACGAGGTGGTTGCGTTAGCGGCCCATAACAACAATCTGGTCGTATTTGGCGAGCACAGCATTATTGTCTACGAGGGCGCTACTAGCCCAGCATCCATGACACTGGCGGATACTGTGTCGGGCGTGGGTTGTGTAGATAGGAACTCTGTTCAGTCGATCGGCACCGACATATTGTTTATGTCTAACTCAGGGCTAAGAAGCCTTGGCAGAGCCATACAAGAAAAAGCATTGCCGATTAGCGACCTTAGTTTAAATGTAAAGACAGAGATTATTGAGGTTATTGAGGCTGAGACAGAGCCTTTGGCTTCTATCTATAGCCCTGAAAATTCGTTTTACCTTGTCTGCTTTCCTAGTCAGTCTACTATTTTTTGTTTTGACCTAAAGGGCAGGCTAGAAAATGGCTCATATCGAACCACCAGATGGACATCTGTGGGCCATAAATCTTTTGAAAGGGATACAGATGGCACGTTGTACATAGGCACTACTGATGGCCTAGGTAAATACGATACCTTTTTAGACAATACCGCAGTTTATCGCTTTCGATACTTTAGTCCGGCACTTTCATTTGGAGATCCCAGCCGAACCAAGATTGTTAAAAAGATTAGGCCGACATTGATTGGCGCTAATGAAGAAACGGTATTTGTTAAGTGGGCGTATGATTTTGATACGAGCTTTACTATTTATGAAATAAGCGTAGGTTCGCAAACACCGGCATTTTTTGGCGTTTCAGAATACGCCGTTGGTACTTTTACTGGCGGAACATTGACTACCAAGCCAACTGTAAACGCTACGGGCAGTGGCGGTGTAGTGACAATTGGCATTGAAGCAGATATAGATGGCGCACAGCTATCAATACAAGAAATTAACGTACTAGCACTTATAGGTAAGACGGTATGAGCAACTACTCAAAGACAACAAACTTTACTGCTAAGGATAGTTTGCCTGCTGGCGATACCAATAAGATTATCCGTGGTACTGAGTTTGATACTGAATTCAACGCGATAGCAACCGCGTCAGCAACCAAAGCGGATATTGCATCACCCACCTTTACAGGGACTGTAACGATTCCTGCTTTGTCATTTTCGGGAACTCTGTCTACAGGCACGATTGATGGAGGGACTTACTAATGAATGGGTTTTCTACAATTCCAACTTCACCGCCTGATGATTCCTCAACTGGAATTGGTGATGTAATAGGCGACTTGCTTGGCGATGTTGCTCTTGGTGGCGCTGGCATGGCGGCAATTAATGCCGCATACAACCGGCTTGGGGACATTGGTGATAGGGCATTAGCGGGTGCCAATGTTGTTGCTAATACGGGTTTAACACAGTCTGAATTTGTGCCTTTTACGGTAACCACCGGAATGGGCGGCAATGTTGGGGTTAGCCCCTCTCTTATTAATATTGCTTCTGGTCAAGGCGATGTTATTGGTAGCACGCTATTGGGAAATGCCGGATCACGTTTTGGAAAGCCAGTTCCCGAAGCCGCTAGCAGGCTGATGGGTGCAGGAGAAAGCGTCCTTGATGTAGGCCAATCACAACTAGGGCAGGCTCCGGCATTAGGCGCTGACCTACAGGGTGCAAGCAGTGCTCTTTTATCTACTGGTCAATCTGACCTTATGCGATCCCCGTTTGGTCTTGGCGGGCAACAACGAGCCGCAGATCAAGCATTCAATGTTGGCGGTAGCTTCATGGGGCAGGCACTAGCCCCAACACAAGGCAGGGAGCAGGAGATATTTGGTCGTATTCGGGCCATGCAAACGCCTGAAGAGGAGCGCCAGCGCTTAGCTTTAGAAGAAAGGCTGTTTAATCAAGGCAGATTAGGCGTTAGAACGGCCATGTTTGGTGGTACGCCAGAGCAGTTGGCATTAGCCAAGGCGCAAGAAGAAGCACAGGATCGTGCGGCATTAGCGGCTATGCAACAGGCTCAACAAGAGCAACGGCAACAGGCGGCTATTGGCGCTCAATTTGCTGGTCTTGGTTCTAATATAGCGACACAACGCCAAGCTTTAGAAGGCGCACAGCAGGCTATGGCCCAACGTGCATTGCAAGGCGGTTCTGCTATAGCGGCTCAAGAACAGGCGCTAAGAAACGCACAGCAATTACAGGCATTGCAGGCGCTTCAGGCAGGGCAAAACCTGATGACGGGTCAGATGGGCCTTCAGGAGGCTCAACAACGGCTTGGATTGGGCGCTTTGACAGGTGCATTTGTACCGCAGGCACAGACCTTGAATGCCCTACAGCAAGGCTTAATGGCTTCTCAGCTTGCCCAACGTGGTCAGCTATATGGTGCTGGCTTGTTTGGTGAGGCGTCGATGGGCGGTCTTGACGCATTGCTTGGAGCAGGTCTTGGTCAGGCCAACTTGATGGGCAATGTGGGAACCGGACTATTGGCTGGTGCCTTGGGTGGGTCTAATAGTCAGGATGGCTTGTTGTCCATAATTGAGAATACTGGCGGTAATCTTATTGGCGATTTATTAGGCACACTGGGCCTTGGGGGTTAACAATGGCGACTTTTAGCAGAGGACTTATACAAGGGCTAATAAATCCCTCTTATTCTCAAAACCTGCGTGATGTTGGGATGTTGGCTGGATCTGCTCCCGGCAGGCGTCGTCAAAGAGAGCGTCAGGCAAACCGGCTTGAAAGGGCAATGGAGATTACCGGAAGGGGTGTTGCTTCGGCACAGCTTGGTGACACCTCTGCTCTGTCGGCGCAGATGGGCCAACTTAGGGAGCTTATCAAAGATCCCAATATGCCCCTTGAAGAAAAGCGAATGTACATTCAGGAGCTTAGAACCTTGCAGGGCATGATGCCGGGCGCTCGACAGCTTCAAACAAGCAACTCAGCTACCGCGCTAATGCGTATTGACAATGAGCTTGAGGATGAAGTTGCGCTTCGCAAGAAGATCAATGACGGGTATGCAGAGCAGGGCATGGCTCCTATTACAGATGCGGCTTTCAAGGCTATGACCGACTCTTTGAAAACACAGCAGAAACGGCTGTTAGAAAACCCTGATGTTGGCGCGGAATACAGAGGCTTGAAGATAGAGAAAAACCGTCAAGATGCTGAGCTACAGGTCTTAGAGGCATCTGAATGGCTTAACCAAAACGGCCCCGACATACGAGGGGCAATCAAGTCTGGAGATCAAGACCAATTGGACGGACTGTTAAAAAATGTACCTCCTCAATACGACAGGGAGGTTCAGACTTTTGTTGCCGCAGAAATATCGAATCAAGAGCGGCTTGAAGCCTTTAGAGAAAACAGCATAGCCAAAAACAAAGCGCCCGTTAATGTTGATTTCCAAGATGAAATTGACCGGATAAAAGAAATGGACTTTGATGTGAAAGGGCTTTCAGCGGCAAATGCAAAATATAAGGAGTTCCTAAAAGAAAACTGGAACGGAAAAACGTGGACATCAGCCGCCGCGAAAGTAGACGCGGCAAGAATGGAAGAGAATGTCTTGAGGATAATTGAAGACAGGGACTCTCTTGCTGTCGAGACTGACTTCCGCAGTGCGCGGGCAAGGGCCGCTCAAGACGATGCAATTATCAGGGACGCTGAGCTAAATATAGACACTTACCGCCCTGATCGAAATGACATCAAATTTGAAGCTGAACGGATTGCGGGTGAAAAAGAACTGCTCAAGCCGGGGGAGGATCTTAACGATCTAAGCGGCGAAGAGCGGGCGACTGTCCTTGCTGAGGCCGAAGGCTATCTAATCCAGCAAAACACTGAACAGCAGGCCAGCCGCATAAGACAGATTGATGTATCGCGAACCCCGGAGGGCGTTATCAGGTCTATTACTGAAGAGCAGGCCGCCACTCTTTCTAGGTTTAAGCCAGAGGAGCAACAAGAAATCATGGAGGAATATGCCAGAAACGATGGCATGGACAGCATTGACGAAATAATTGAAGACCTGCAAGAGTTTGGCGACATTGGCAAGCCTTCCCCAGAAAAAACACCGGATGACAAGCCAGCGTCTTCTCGCCGTGGCGGTGCAAACGAAGTATTTAGGTTTACTCTCCCCGAAAAGACCGCAAATATACTGAGGGGTTTTGGCGTTGGAGTTTCCGACTCCGACGAGGATTGACATGAGCGAATCCAGAGAAAGGCGAAGACGGCGATTAAGCAGAAGGTCTAGGCGCAGGGGAAGATCCGCAGTTCAGCCTGCCGAATATGGAGCTTTCCGCGCTGGGGCCATTGACTTTCTTGAGTCGGCCGCAGGTATCGGTGATGAGTTAGACGCCTTGGCTCGCATGGCATCTGGCGAGGCTGATAGCTGGTCTAAAGCGATCGAGGGTTCTAGGCGAGAACTGCGTTACTTTGAGCGCCGCAATCCCGGTGCCTCGCAATTCATTACTGGCGCAGGATTTGCCGCTGGCTTGTTTATCCCCGGCATGGGCATGGCAAAGATCGCCCAAGCAGGAACAAAGCTAGAAAGAGCAAGGAAAGCGGCCGCTCTTGGTGCAGTTGAAGGTGCCGCATACGGCTTTCTGTCTGGCGAAGAAGAAGGTAGGGCCACTGGTGCGTTGCTGGGTGGTGCTTTAGGCGCTGGCATTGGCGGTGCTTCCGGCGCGTTTCTAACCAAGGGTGCAGATGATATTGCACAGCCTGTTACCGCCAAAGCAGATGATGCGGAAACCCCCTTCATAGGGGGTGAAGAGGGGTTTGTTACCGTCACGCAAGCCACAGAGAAGTCAAAGCCGGGATTTGAGGTAGATACAAGCACCCAGAAGCGGCGCACTAGGAGAGTAGAGGCGGATGAAGATGCCGTACCCGCAGATAGGGTAGAGCCTGCAAGCGCAAGCGGGGTGATTGGTAGCGTCCTATATGGTACACGGCAGTGGCTGGTTAAGAACGTAGGTGAGAGGGCCGCAAAGCTCGCAGAAGACGCAGAGACGATGATCCGTCACGATCGAAGGGCGTTGGATGATGTCTTTGAAAATACCTTTAGCGATGCCTACAAGCTATTTGAGGATAACCAACAGCTAAAGCTCCTTAGCACCCGGATGAATGACAGCATCTCCAAGAAACAGCGAGTGGATTGGAAGATGTTTAATGCGGCCGCAAGAACCCCTGAAGAAAAGGCGGTGGTCAAGCAGGTCGAAGAGCAAATAAAAACGCTTCAGGCATTAGACGTAGTTAAAGGCTCGCCCAATTATTTCCCCACAAAAGGGGCTATAGGCGGGAAAGAATCCACGCGAATGACCGCATCGGATTACGTCAACCCGATCGACGCCATCAAGGAAATGGCTGAGGACATAATGTCAGCTAGGGCTTTAGCGCAACGCTTTGGCTTGCTAGACGAAAAGACGGGAAAGCTGGTTCTGGAGCAGGGCAAGACGCCCCGGAATCGACCTGATGCCCAAAAGACTCAAGGCCGTGTCAACTACGTCATCAAGATGATCGAATTGAAGGCCCGCAGGGAGGCGAGACAGCAGTATTTAGCGCAAGGAATGTCAAAGGCTGACGCGGCAGAGAAGGCAAAGGCGGTATCGGCGAACCTTGGTAACGGCCTTCGATCGCAGATCATTGCTTCCAAGAAGGGCGGGGATACGGTTGGTGCAGTATCTCGCAGGCTCACTTCTACAGCGCTTCTCGCCAACCCACTTAACGCGGCACTTAACCTGATTGAGGGGATAACGGCTCCGGTCTACCAGAACGGTATATCGGCGTGGGCCAAGACTGTTGCTCCGGCAGTGTTGAGGACAGTTACTGTCGCCCTTGATGAGCTTGGCACTACGCCCGTTCTTGGCAAGGTAATCCCAAAGATCAACATGGATACAAAGCGCTGGCTTGGCAATGAAAAGCTGGGGCTTGATAAGGACTACATGGGGGAGCTTGCCAACACCGGCAAGAGGGCCGTTTCTGATGCGGCCGATAAGTTCAACTTTATTAGGCTCCCTAGATTTGCTCAGGCTGTAGATGTCACTGGTCAGGCGCTTTACAAGATCAGCGGCGTATCGACGGTCAACCGCATGGGTCAAGAGATCCTTACGAATAGCGCCATCAAGCGAGGTATTGCACTCGCAAAGAGTGGCAAAGAAAAGGATCTTGCAAAGCTACGCAAACATGACGGTATGCGTGGCCTGACAGAAAGCGAGTTTCAATCAACGGTGAGAGCGCTGAAAGACGAGGATCTGAGCAACCCGTGGATCATTAACTTTGCTGGTTCATCGCTGAACAAATGGCAACCTGTAAGCGCCAGCGCACTGCCCAAGGCGTTCCATGACAACCCCAACGCCCGTATGTTCTACAGCATGTTGACGTACATGAACCGTCAGATGAACAACATCAGGGAGGATATAGGGCTAAACCTTTTGAAGGCCCAAAGGCTTGGACTGAATACCGCTGAGGGATCTCAAGCGGCCAAAGATGCGATGTTCAATTCAGCAAAATATGTCGGGCTATTCGGCGTAGTTGCTGGGGTTTGGGACGATGCTCGGAAGACTCTGGATCTTTCCAAGAACTCAGATGTTGAGGATGTGATTACGCCCGAGGGTATCGCCAGCGCGACAATGAATCAGTTGGCGTCAAACATATCCAGCGGATTCGTAAACATCCGATCAGAGCAATATGGCGGTCAGCCCGTTAGCTTGGTTCCTGCTCCGATCGAAGCCGTGTCAACCCTTGGCAGTGGCATGATAACGTCTGCTGAGAGGGCCATCACGGGCGAGCGCGATGCGGCCGTCCCCGCCTTGAGGGCGCTAAGAACCTACGCCCCCGGCATTGCCAACATAGATCGTATATCGCGGATGACTACAGGCAATCGGTTGTTTGAGGATTACTTAGACTAATCCCAGCTAACGAATTCCAACCACCCTGCTACACCCGCCGCCCTGTCATTTTCCATACGGGCGGCTTCTGCTTTGTAATGCTTGGCGATTTCCTTGGCTTCTTTGTTCATCCGCTTGCCTAAGTCAATATCCTCTACCTTCTCCCTCAGTATTTCCAAGGCACCTTCGCCGTAAGTGTCAACGTAATGACGGTAGAAGTAGTCAGGGTTACTGCCAAACCTTTGATGACATCCGTAACAATGGGCAAAGGCGTTCATAGCATCGTATCTAACACCCTTCTTGGCCCTGCCAAAATAATGACTACAGTGCAGGCCCATGCTGTTTTCTTCGTACTTCTTTCCACATCCCTGACAGGTAAAGTCAGCCCTTATCCTGACGCATCGACTAAACCAATGGTCGGCTGGTGTACGCTTCAATCGCATTGCTTCGCCCCTGCATAACGGATTATCTCTAAGGGCGGCTCTTTTGCGTCCTTCAGTAGCTTGGTGCTGAGATCCATCATTATGGCTACGTCCTGCTTCATTCTTTTAGCCATAGATTCTGCGGCTTCTATGGCCAATTGTGCGTCATTCTTCATGTTTCCTACCTGTTATTTTCCAGTTGAGTATTTGTGCTCAATGTAAAGTCGCCAGAGCCTTTCTATTGGGTCGAGGTTATTTGAATCTACAACATACCTTTCGCCATGTCCGAAATCATGTCTGTGCGCCATCTCAAAAAACTTCTTGCGAGGTATACAGCCATGTAGCTTGAAGACTCTTGGGTTATGTCCTGATTGGCCGTAGGCCACAGCGATGTCAGCCGTGAACTTCTCTGGCGAATCGAAGATTAGAGGCCCGTCCTCTTTGGAGGAGCACTTAACGTCGATCGAATACTCCCCCAGCCAAAAATCAATTTGACCATCTGACAGCACGTTGACTACGGGCGGCGGAAGGTTGAACAGCCGGGCGAATAGGAACTCTGCCTTGAACCCCCGTATGTTGTTCTCCACCCTACTAGCCATGCCCTTCTCGTCCTTGAGTCTGGGGGCTATGCCCTGCATTTCGCACAGCCTGACAGTATCCGCACCCATCAGCTTTGCGTCATGGTTGTCCTTCGCTGTAAGTGTGAAGTACATCAGTGAAGCCCCATCCTCCACGGCTGATGGCCGGTGACGGCCAACCCTTGATAAATCCATAGATACTCAATCGCGACCTTCCATTCATCTTCCGGCCAGCCATCTATTGGGTGTTTAATCAAAAAATAAAGAGCGCATATCAGGGCTTCATAAATTTTGCCGTCATCCTTCCCTACCATCCCCTCAAATTGATTTGCGAAATGCAAATGACCGAGGGTGTACTGTTTCGGATCTCCGCCCTCATCAAGCAGTCGGGTTATTTCCTCAATCTCCTCTGAAGTGAAAGGTATTTTGATACTTTCTGGCACCGTAAAACTCATAGCTCATCCTTCAATGTTTGCGGAAACGGGACGTATATCCCCTTCTTCTCTGACAGCCACCGTACAAGCACCTCAGCGGCTTCGCTTAGTTCCCTGCCGGTTAGCTTGGTAGTAGAGGTTTTTTGGTACATGGCCTTTATGATGGGCTTGTACAGCATTTCTTTAACCAGCCCTTCGGTAAACGGTATCTCAACCTCATCATTAAACGGGTGCTTGTTGGAATATCCAGCATCATTCAACTGCTCAGCCATCTGCCTGAACCATAGGTGCATGGCGTTGTTCTGTCGCTCAGTCCTGCCTGCTGGCTTAATGGAGTAAAGAAGGTGATTGCCCTGCTCAAACTGATCTTTGACAAACTTTACAAAGAACTCCAACTTTTCCTTGCGATCTACTATCCACCTATGCCCGTCTGTCATAAATCAGGCCCAAATAAAAATGTCAATGAAATCAAGAATATGCCCACTTGGCCCACTTGGCCCCACTTCTGGGGGGCGGCCCCCTAAAACAGGGGCAGAGTGGGCAATGTGGGCATGTTCATGTTTTTGTTGAAGTTTTTTTCTCACCAACTTTCCCCCTGCCAACGGTAATTCTTTGCGTTGTTTGATGGATTCCTGCGAAGTTTCAACATGTTGTTCTTCAGCAGATCCATGCAGTTTCTAAGGGTCTTTTTAGTGCATTCGTTGGGGTTCATGTGCTCGTCTGTCAGCAACCTAAATAGCTCAGCCTGACTGTATTCTTCGCCCCCCTTCATTATTGACTCAAGGAACAAGACTTCATCCTCGTACTTGGCGAATGCCTTGGCGACATTTATCTGAGCCATCTGCTTCTTCTTTAGGCCGCTGATGTCATCTTGGTCAAGGAACTCAACCGAATCGACCGACTCTTCGTAGCCGACCGTCTCACTTGTCTGTCTGTATCGGAACCCGCCAGAAAATGAAATCTGCCTTCGATCCTTTTCGTTAATAACCAAAAGCTCTTGATGGTCTGCAAACTTGTCGTTCAGGGGGTCAAGCCCAAACATATTGTCTACGTCAGCCTTCAAGTCCTGAACGCCCTCATAGATCAATCGACCGTCCAACGATCGATGCTTGTTGCAGTGGCCTAGCAAAATGACCGTGCCGCCAGCGGCCGCGAACTCCCTGAAGCAGTGAAGTATCACTGAAACTTCACCCTTATTCAGCACTGAGGCAAACTTCTTTAGGGTGTCGCAGATGATGATCTTGCCCTCTGCTTGCTTCTCTTCGCGGATCATGTCGAGCAAACGCAAGGCATCGTCAGCCGATCTAAGGCCGGGGTCTTGCGAGTTGGCTAGGGTAATCATTGCCATGCCATGCTTCATGCCCATCTCTGCCTTCTGAACTATGCCTCTGGCACCGTCATCTTCGTTGAAGTAGATAACGTCTGAGCCTTTAATGAGGTTGTTGCGGATCGACTTGAACAGGTTGCCCAAAACCCAGACCGTCTTGCCGGCCCCAGAAGGCGCGTAGACGAGCGTTACGGTTCCGGTAGTAATCATGCCCGATATGACTTCGCGTTCGTTAGCGAGCCTCTGCTTAAGCTCTGCGAGGCGATGGTGGGTACTAGCCGCCTGCAGTCTGGCTAATGATGAGATCGAGTGTGCATGACCATTTTGGCCTGTATGCCTTTCGTAATCCTGATAGCTTGTTACCGGCCTACTGCCGTAGACCTCTTGTATTTTATTCATTAAGTCATCGTCTTTAGGCACGATATGCGTCCTCCTCAACGATCTTGTATCGCCAAGCTGAGTGATTTTGTAAAACCTTCACGAACTCTTGTAACTTTTCAGCGTCCATGCCCCTTAGCTTCTCGCCATTCCTAAAAGCCCCGTGATACACCAGACACCAGTGCATCATGTAATCAAGGTCATCTGCTGAAAACGTGCGAATCCACTTGGTGCTGGCTTCTGACCACATGCCTTGAGAGCGTAAAGCGTCCAGCACTTGATCTTGTGTGCATCCTGAGAAGCAGTGGACGAGTATTTTATCTTCAGCCTCAGTGATTGCGAGGCTGGGGTTTTTGTCATCATGGGCTGGGCAACAAGCTGTATATCTGAACTTGCCGACCTGCTTGAACTTTGGAAGGTTGGATAACTTGTTTAATACACTAGCTGGGCTTTCGTGCTCTACCTGCTTGCGTCGTTTTCCAAGCGAGACGTAGGCCGGCCCGCGACGTTTGCTATATACCACAGCTTTCCCTTATCCGTTGAGCGGAACCTCTAACTCTGAATCAGCGTTTTCAGAATGTCAATAAACTGGTGAACTTTTTTAATTATCGGAAGGGTTGCTGACATGAGCTAAGGTGGGTTAAGATGTACGTTGGTCAACAAAGGAGGGAATAGTATGGCAGATAAGAACAAAGGTGAAGTAGAAATCCACGGCAAGGTTTATCTAACTGTTGCCAGAAGGATTGATGATTTCAGAAAGTCTGAAAGCTTCAAAGGATGGTCGATCGAAACCAGCTTGGTCAGTGCCGAAGAGTCAATGGTGGTAATGAAGGCGCT